GCTCGGGTAAAGGTTAGTAGATCTTCGTAGTTGTTAAACTGTTTAGTACCCATTATTCGCTCCAGTTGTTCACTACGAATGAGTTAGTGCCAATGCCCTCGAAGGTTAGGCTCAGGGATGGCTCTAGCGATGGATTGGTTGCCTCTACAAGCCCGTCATCGGTGATGTCTCTGTCCCATACACGGAATTCTGAGATGGTTCCCATGTAGTCATAAGCTAGGCTCAAGTCAGCAGATTCAAGATCAGCCAGAGCTGTCGGTGTTGTATTTTCTGTTAATGCTACGCCTTCAACTGCGCCGTTGATAAAGGTGGAGCCGTGACGAGAAGCCACATTAAACGGCACTAAAACATCAGGAGAATAATGTGTAGTCGATGAACTAACAGCGTCGTAAACACCTGCGACAGCTTGCTCAAATGCCATTAGCCCCGTTCTTGTGCTATCCGTAAATATACTAGGCTGTATGTATTCCCCGCCGTTTATCCATCTGTAAAACTTACTTGTTTGTGTTGTGCCCTCATCAGCATACGTAACACGCCCCTCCATGCCGATACAGACAGCCAATGGGTTAATCTCGCGGACGGATACGTTGTCTATGGAGCCTTCAAAATCGGAGCTTGCATCTATAATTAAATTAGCATTAGTTCCGTCTAGCTTTAAATATTCTACAAACGAGCCGTTACCTGTCCTGCTTGTTCCTACGGTTGTCAATCCCCCTCGGAGTCTAACTGAGCCGCTAACATGATTACTAATCTCAAAAGAAATAGCATAAACAGGGCCGCTTGTTAGTCCTATGTTTTGATAGGTATCACCGCTGGTACCGCTACTGTAATTTAACTTTCCGCCTGATATTGTTGCACTTGAGCCCTTAGTCCAATCACTGTCCGTATCAAACGTCCCATTAGTCACCAACTCAGAGCCAATGTACTGCGGCTCAGGCCACGGTAGGTTAGCTGATGGGATAGTGAATGTCTCAGCCGCTCTGCTCACAGACGAGCCAGACGTTGGGATTAGCGATGAAGGTGTGGAGCCTTCCTCGAACTGAGCGCCATAGATAAGAATGCTTGAGGTTCCGTCGAGATCAACAGTAGTTGAGCCTCCAGAAGCAACATATATTGAAACATTGCCGCTTGTATCCGTAGCGTCCGTTGTAAACGTAATAGCGCACCGATACCAACCGTTACCTACGTCTTGCATTGTTGCTGTATGTGCAGAATGTACTGCGCCAATGGTTCCGTTGCTTAAATCAAAAAAGGTATTTCCATTTGACGGGGTAGTGAAGTTACTTGTAAACAGCGACATTTGATCAAGCTGATCTGCTTTTGCGTAAACACTCCAAGTGTATTCGCTAGACGTACTTACTGTTAAAGAAGACGCAAATGTTCTTACAGTACCAGTACCGCCTCCTGAGCTGTCGTTTAAAGTACAAGCAGAGTTTTCCTGCCCGTCTGGGCCAACAGCATTCATTGTTTTAGTTGATGAAGTAACACTCCACCAGCTTTGCGTAAAGTCATTACTATAGGGGACATCATTAGTCCTAGACTCAGACTCAGCCAGTACGCCCTCGTTAGCCCATGCAGAGCCGTTGTAGACGTGGTGGCCTATGCGTGGGAGATACTTAGCCGCTGACGTTGTGGGGACGTATGAGTCTCCACGATCAGGGTTGTCTACCATGCCGCCTAAGTCAGAGCGGTAGAAGTGTGCGCCCCATGCGTAAAACGTGCCTGTAACTCCCGAGGTAGGTATTATTCTTGGGAATCTTGATGTAGCCGATGGAGTTTGCTCTACAGTAAACAACTGCCAATCGTCTGTAATTGTAACCGAAGAATACACACCAGCATTTACGTTGCCAATATTAACATCCATCGTGCCTGATGCAACTTTAAGCCAAACAGCAAAAACATAAGTGTTTGTAGTATTTAAGCCGCTTACTGTCTGTTGGATGTTCGACGATCCAGCTGTAGGAAAATTAATCTCATCGGCAGTTGTTGTCCCATCTGGAGCTACTATTTGATTGGCCGTCACAGTTGCGCTTGTGTTTTTAGTCCAAGCCGCATTGTCAAACTCCTCAGAGTACGTCAGCAGATTATGCGGCCCCCATTTGATAACAGGCATCTCTCGGACGCTTACGTTGTCTATGGTGGCTACGTAATCTCCCGATCCTGTTTGTCTTTCTATATAAAATCCAGTCGAGTTAGAATTAGCCTGAAAAACAAATTCTAGAAACTGAGGATTTCCGTCCATAGTGGTGCGACTTGCTGAAGTTGTTAAACCCCCAGTATCGTCAGCGGCGTCTCTAAATCTAAACTCTGATCCTGAAGTACCATTTAGCTCAATAGTTGCTATGTACGTGCGGCCTTCTACATAACTAAAAGTTTGGTTCGCTCTTTCAAACCCACCTGAAGACACCTGAATTTTTAGTTTGCCATCTAAAATGGAAGCGTTTGATGTCAACGTCCAATCCGAATCACTAGCGAACCCACCATTGGTAACAAGCTCAGGCCCATAGCCGTCCGTCATAGTGGCATTGCCAGCTCGTGCGTGGGTTATGGCAGACGATAAAGACGTGTAGCCCGGATATCTGTTCTTAATGAAGTCCGCGGTGAAACCCGGAACCTTGCCGTTAACGCTGTAAATAGAACGTAATTGCTTGGGGCGCTGCACCCCGATTCCGAGTCCGATACTCATATTAAGTCACCAGTGCGTGGATGCCGGTTGCTGTCGTGCCAGTAGACTTTACTCGCTTTACAGAGCAGGTCAGGTAGAAGTTATCAGGTACAACCACTGTGCGCTCGTTGCCGTCCTTATTCAAGAAGACAACAGTCCCGCCTGCCTCGATGTAGAGGCCGACCGCGATGTTGCCTTCGCCTACGTTGTCAGTCGAGTCATTATTAGTGACCTCGATCATGTCGTGTATCAGGCCAAACTCGTTCGGGCCTCGGTTGTGAAATGGGTTAGCCATTAGTTTTTCCTCAGTAGTGAATTACTTGCGTTTACGACCTGGCTTTTTAGCTGTTTTAGCCGCTGCTTTAAACGCTTTAGCAGTAGGCGCGCCTTTCTCGCCAGCCTTTCGCATTTTCTCGCCAGAGCCTGCTTTAATCCTTTTGCGCTTTGCATGAATGTTTGCATAGAGTCCTCGTTTAGCTGGCATAGCCCTTTCCTCGCTTTTTGGCGCGACACTTACCAGCCGCCTTGCACAGCGACGGAGTGGGACAGCCTGTACAGGGTTTAAATTTACTTGCCACGTTTCTTCCCCTTTCGCTTCTTACCGTAACCACAAGCCATTAGCTTCTCCTTGATTTAGCACCAGAGCATTTCCAGCGCTTTCTCGACAGATTGTTAGGGGTGTTGGGATCGTTCTGCTTGCTCTTCGAGAGTCGCTTCTTGATGCCCAATGAGCGCGCACAATACGAGTCGCCCTTGCTTGTCCCTGGTTTAACCTTAGCGCCCTTCTGGCCGTATGAGACCTTCCTGCCGGATGCCGTGGTCTTTACTCGCGCCTTTCCTTTGCGTGGTGTAGCCATATTATACCTTACAGTAAGAACTCAGTCGCCGCTGTCGGGTTGTACAGCCCTCGTTCTGCCTGAGTCTTGAATTTAAGCAATCCCTCTACTACATCTTCAACTATGCCTGTATATGCGGGACTGAAGCCGCCAAACAAGCCTTCTCGCTCTTCTGGGTCTAATGCTCGCTTAATCGGCAAGATGTCGCTATAGCTGTACGCCTCTTCATTCTTCTGCGGTAATTGCGCTAACAAGCCTTCTAACTCTGCGCCGGCAGATACTGCGGCTGCTGTTGCAATTGGATTGGCGTTTACATTAACGCCGCGCGCCTCTAGCCCCCGCAATATGTCTTCAGTAACGCGGCCATAATAAGGCTTCATCTGTAATGCTCGTAATTCATTGGCCGTTGGTCGCAATGGGTCTCCGACAAGCTTTTGCTCCTCCCCGAGCCTTGCGTCGGGTAGCAACTCAAATATGCTTATGTCTTGGTCGGTGTAGCCAAGCCCTTGACCAGGGACGCCCATCGGATAACTTGCATGGCCGCTTTCAGTGATGATTGGTGATCCCGTAAAAATCTCTCCGATGTTTTGTATGCGACCATCCAAAGCTGTAGCTTGTGCTGGGTCTAAAACCGCTGAACGAGCCTCACCGATACCGATGCCACCCTTATTACGGAACAGCTTATCCATCCTATCCATTAGTTCTTTGCGGACAGAATCAGGGAGGTTGCGGAATACTTCGCGCGACGATGGGTCATCAATGCCTTTCCAGCCATCAACCTTTAATCCTTTGTTCTTATATTTTTGTGTCTTCTTGTCCCAAGTGCCTTTCGTTTCGAAGCCTTTTATAAACTCGTCGAGATCGGCTTTTTGATCTTTTGTCATTGCCGCTTTTGCGTACTCGATCATGGTCTCGCCGGTCATGGTGGCGAAGTCACCGCCAGAAGGAGCCATTCTCCACGGGGCAAATAAGGGGGTCTCGCCTTTAAATAAATCAGCCGCCGCCATAATTTGATTGACAGGGTTTTGCGCAGACGCCCAAACCATACCAGGATTTTCGAACATAAACCCTTGGCCGCCTTGTAAATTAATCGGAGTATCGAAAGCCACATCATTGATGCCCATTAATAAGCCGCCAGCTTGCGTCCTGTCTGACATAGTCGAAATGATCGGACGACCTTCTAATGAGCTTAAAGCTATTCTATTAGGGTTTACAGTGCCGCGGTCGTCGATTATGTATTGGTTGCCCATTAGCTTCGGCTGCTCATATACACGGCTATCAAAGCGAGGATCTAAGCCTCTACCAAAAGACTTTGTTACGATTCCAGCCTCTGCTTCCTCTGGTGAAGCTAATAATCCCAAGCCCGCTGCTGCCGCTGCTGTGCCGCCTAGTATGTTAGAGCCTTTGTACTCGGGGTCGAATGCGGCGCCATAAAGCGCGCGGACGCGAGATGTATCCGGGACCGTCAAATTTGTGGGCGGATTAGTCTCTAACTGCCGCATATAATTATCTATTTCGAACTGGCTTGGGGTGCCTGTCTTGCTGGGAATGCTGCCCTTTAAAAGATCGTAATACGGCCCAACATCCTGCACATTTTCAAACAATGTCCCTTTGCCACCCATCTCGTAAAGGAACTCCACCATGTCGTCGGTGGTTGTTATGAAAGGCTCGTCAGTATCTGGATCTAATACACGATAAGCTTTAGACGCATCACCTTCGGGCAACATTAGCGGGCTTTGCATGGTATTCCATGTCGCACCCTCACCTAAAACTCGATCCATGCCTTGCGTGTTTACTGCGAAAGGATAAACACTCGGCGCTTGATACGTCGGGAAGTTGTCTTTCATCCTGCCGGCATAACTTGCGGCTAATCCTGGGCTTTTAGACATATACATAAATTGAGGCGCAGTGTTTGTCACCTCATTGTCTAAAATGTTTGGACTTGTTGTTCCTGAGTAAAAAATCTCAGGGAAAAGATCACGCTGGCGCTCGGAAACAGCCTCGGGGCGCATATCAAGCCTGCCCTCAGCGATACGCTCGGCAACCTCTTCAGGGCGACCCAAACCGATCTGCCGGACAATCTCGTCTAATATGCCTGCTGCGCGCGCGCCTAAAGCCATGAAGCCTCCAGTGTGAAGAGCCAATTATATCAGACTATCGTTAATCACCGCAGAAGCAAGGGGTGCTGTCGTATCCCCATAAGTCTGTCTGTCTGCCAGACACGGCTATCATATCGGTATAACTAGGTTGATCAGATCGAAAGCGAGCGCCTAGACGTAGCTCTTGATCTGCCCACCAAATCGCAAGCTTGTCGTTTTCGTTAACAAGGGACTGTTTGATGCCATAGCCTTTTAGGAAACATAAGTCGCAGTTCGAGTAAAACCCAGAGGCTGGTAGTTGTAGGTCAAAGTCCTGATTAGCCCAGAATTCGATAACGTCTTGCGAAGTGATGCCTTTGTCGGCCAGTGGCGTTAAGTAGCCCTCTTTCTGGCGCATCTTGCTTACCCTGCGTGGCTCGTCTGCGCGTATTCCTACGGCCGTTTCCCACTCGCTTATACCTTGGTCTTTCAAATAGCGTTCAATTGTTAGCACCTTTAACTCACTGGTACAGAATCTAGCGACCATGTTGGGCAGGTAATTCTTGTCAGTGATCAGTTGCTCAAATGGTTCGCCGTTCCTACTGGCAGTATCGTAATCGACGACCCTATATTGCTTCTTACCGGCATACTCCAACCAGATGATTGGCACACCCCAGTGCGTCTCACAGTCTCTAACAAAGTCCAGCGTCTCAGGCATCTCTTTGCCGGTGTTACAGAAGATTACCAAAGCGTCAGCCAAGTCCATCTGACTAACCATCATGGCGCTGGAGCGACCGCCACTGAAACTTGCAACAACAGTCATACAATCCCCTTTAGGTTACGTCGTATAGGCTCGCCCCAATCAGAGGTCTTTCTATACCCGATGGCAAGGTATCTGAATGCGTCCGCGCAGTGTGATGTCCAGTCGTGTAACGGCCTCTCAGCCCAGACCTGCATGGTCTCGTTGTACTGCCGGCGGTACTGTCTCAGGCAGTCGATGCCCTTCTCGCACTTGTCCTTGTCGAACCAACAAAGATCGAGCATAGACCTAACGGCCTGGATGCCGTCGTCCACGTTCAACTGCGGAGCGATTTGAACAGGCGTTACCCGAAGGTTATCCAGCACCTCTAACCGTGACCGGCCGCTGCCTAGCTCTCGTACTCGGACGTCATGCGGCAGGATGTGCTGCTCGTAAATGTAGCCCTTTTCCTGCAGGATGCGCGCGTAGTGATCTAATCCCACTCCGGCGTTTTCGTAGTAATCAATGAGCCTCACTTCTGGACCGACAAACTGCGCAAACCAGATGGCCGTGGAATCGCCGACACCTAAGTCCCAGGCTGTCACCACGCCGACTGAGCGCTCGTAAGGGACGCGATCTATCCTGCCCTCGTGTAACGCATTAGCCATTTCCTGCGTGTAGTAGGCGCCCTCTGAGAAGATCCTGAAGTCACCTTCCCATATATGCTCATAAACGTCGGGGCGTTTTTTAAAGTCTTCCTGTCGCTCTTGTTCGAGTACATCAGGAAACCACGGGTTATCCCGCCAATTCATCTCCACAATCTTGCACTGGTCTGGCTCATTAACCCTGAAACGGTTGTGAGTCGCTGACTGTTTAGACTCCGGGTTCCATGTCACCCATATTTCGGAGTCGTCCTCTCGTACTGTAGGGATAAGCTTCTGCCATGCTGTCTCGGTAACAGTCTCTGCCTCGTCCACCCAGCATAAGAGAATGCGAGCCTTAGACTTAATGCTATCCAGGTTCCTGCGAAGACCAGAGAAGACATAGGTAATCCTGCCATCTCTAGATCGGATGTACTTCTCGCCTATCTCGTAATAACTACTAAGACAGTCTACCGAGCGTATGGCTGACTTGACCTCTTCCATTGAGGACTCGTCAAGAGAGTTGAGGTGTTCACGTGCGCACAGTATCTGGCCCTGCTTGCCAGAAACACCCCAGCGCATTCCCCATACCGCGGTCATCAATGCGAATGAGCGTGTCTTAGCAGAGCCTCTACCACCGTAGGAACAGCGATACCTAGCCTCACCTGTAAACAGGTCAGCTAGTTTAGGCGGTAGTTCAATCGAGACCTTTTGCGACAAGTTCAATCACCATAGGTGGAGTCATGGAACCGTCGCTACTCGTGAGATCGGCATCTACTTGTTTAAGGTCGGGCAATACCTTGTTAAACAACCGAAAGTTATCACGCTGCATCGCCTCATACTTTTTCAGGTCGTTATGGAAGGTAGGACTTTTTGCGTCCAGCTTACCTATTTTCCCAATGTTATCAGTGATTTGCGCCAACAGACGCCCAGCATCAATTTTATCTCTTGTGCCTTTTTTAACATCTGCAGCGATCTTCTGCTGTCTTGTCATTGCCACCGTTCATTCCTCGTCTGGGTGCGGTATTGAGTCGGCCCAGTACAGCCCCATGCTGTGTCCTGCTCGTATCTCACCGTCCATTATGTCAGTAGCAGTCAAAGGCCACGACTCGACAGTCATATCGTCGAACGCGACCAGCACGGTTTTCTCTTCTGCGGGCATATTACCTTGCTCGATAACACGCCACTCTATCGAAACCACTTGCAGCATTGCCCCCGCCTCACTGCTAATGACAGGCTTATTTTACGCTAATCCTCTGTTTTCTCAACATATTGTGGATTAGGGGTATAGATAGACTCACCATATAGTTCCCACTGGCGTAGGTACTTCCTCATGGTGTCGTAGTGAATGCCAAATGCCTCGGACAATGACCAGACGTCTACACCTTTATCGTAGAGGTCTTTCGCCTCCGCTAACTCTTTCTTGGATATCTTCACAATCCACCCCCAGGTTATTGTAATCAGGCCACTTACCTTCGCAGACCATTTGCTTATAAAACTGCTCCTCTGCTACCGCGTCGGCATAGTCGGCGTTACCCACTAATCCCATTGCTATCAAAAATCCGACCAGCAGCGTGATTGCCAACTTCTTCTCTGACAAGTTCATACCAATACTCCTTCAACTTGTTATTGTTTTGCAGTTTGCGGATGGCGCTGTCGTATACATACTTAGCGCCTTGACGTGAAAGGCCAAGCTCATCGGCAATCTCTTGCCACGACACCTCGCCACCATCTTTAATCTTACCGATTGAGTGAGACATTAATCTTTACCATTAACCATGCCCTCGTAAACAGCGAGGTCTATAATATCTTCTGCCTCGGCCTCTTCCACGGTTGCGTAGATAATCTCGGCGCACGTCCTCATGACAAACCCCGCACTAACAAACACCGGAAACTGGCCGCTGTCGTCAAGCTTGTTAATGTCACCAACAAGCCGCTTGGTTGCCTCGTAAACAGGCGTCCAATCGATGCCGTCAATGATCGTCGGCCTAACAGCTTGGTTGAACTGTATTACCTCTCCCATTACAAACTCCCCTTTATTCTGGCGATGTGTTTAGGTAAGTCCTCAACATCGTACTCGTTAAGCTGCGGATACTCTACCTCGATAATAGATGCCACTTCGTGATCAAAGTAGCGCGCGCGGAGTAGAGATAAAATGCGAAGCTCTATGTCAGCGTTCATTCCTCTCCCTCATACGGGTCATGTATGCTTGGATACTTCATCAGCCAAGTGCCTTGCACATTCTCGATGTACCTAGTGCTAACGTCGTGGCCTTTACACCAGCGCAAAGCACTCTCCAAACTATTGAATACAATTGTCGTCATTTTCTGCCTCCATGATTGCTCTGCCGATAAGCTCTGGTATTGGCGGAACGACTGCATTACCTAAGCATTTAAGTCTGTGTGACCTATCGGGAACCCCATTAGCCACTCTACCCACGTTGGGTTCAATGTCCCATTCGTTTTCTGTTGGTTGTCCGTATGCTGCACTGCCACATCTAGCGTGTCCCAACTCACCTTGCCGTTCCTTATCCTGCCGCCGATGTATCCCCCTTTGTAGTCTCTCGTAGAGGGAGTCGGCCACTTTCTGTTTTGGGTAGCAGATAATCCAGACCCTATCTCTGTGATGGTGCGCGCCAAGTTCGGAAGCTGGTATACAGTGCCACTCCGCATCATACCCGAGCGCGGAAATGTCCCAGAGAACTCGTTTAAACCAAGCTCCCCGCTCTCCACTAAGCAAGTTTCTGACGTTCTCAAAGATGGCGTATCGAGGTCGAAGCTCCCCAATAAGACGGGCGCACTCTGACCATAGCCCACTGCGCGTTCCGTCTGCGATGCCCGCTTGGTTTCCTGCGACTGAGATGTCTTGGCAGGGGAATCCGCCTGTGATGACATCGACTCTAATTCCATCGGAAATAAGTCGGTCTGCTGTGATTGTTCTGACGTCGTCATAAATAGGCACCTCTGGCCAATTTTTGCGTAAGACTTTCTGAGCGTAAGGTTCTATCTCACAGAAAGCGACGGTCTCAAACCCAGCCCTTTCAAGGCCAAGTGTGAAACCGCCGATGCCAGCGAATAAATCTAAGACACGCATCTTACATACGCAATTTGCTAAGTTCGCCCCAGCGCGCGCCAATGTCATGGAGTCCTGCGTCAAAAAGACTTTGAGACTGAACAGCGATAGCGTCATTGATTTCCCAAGTCAGCCACTCTGCGTCTTCGATATCGTCAGTGAACAAACAGGCTTTAGAGCCATCGTTTAAATAAATAACGATACCAAGCTTGGCTCGCTTCGCTTCAATCATATCTGCTACTTGATACATTGTGCCTCTCCCGTTAGACAAGTCGGGACGCCCCCGACACAGTTAAGATAACAAAGGTTGTTATGGTGTACAAGTATTTCAGGGGTGTTTTGACTGTTTTGTCACTTTCTTTTAGGGGCAATAGTCTGGGGTGGCTCACCCTGCGGGTTCCCGATTCAGCTATCGGGCGGGGAAGTGTTTAGCCAGTTCAAGCGCTCGCTGATTCTCTAGCTTGTTAACAGCACAGAGATCGAGATACTCGGACTCGGTCAGTCCTTTCAGTCGCCCAACAAGAACACAGACTCTCTCTAAGTTCTCGATGTGCTTGTAGCCATTGCGAGTACAGAACATGGCACGCTTCACTGTCGTACACATAGTCACCTCCAAAATAGGCATGACTATTATACTACATATCCTGTTATGACTATACGCCCGCTAGGCGTTCCTCTTGCTCTTTGATCCTGGCTTTGATATCGGTAATCATGTCTTCGAGGTCTATGCGCGTGTACTTGACCACCCTGTGCTTTGAGTCGATCAGTTCCCTCATGGCTTCCATGCCGTAGGTGTCGATCATAAACAGCGCGTAATCGTCTGGAGCGCCGTTACGAAAGTTATTACAGCCCTTGCACTGCGGGTGTATGTTTTCCTCTACCAACAGGGTTGCGGTCCACCTGCGACTGACAAAGTGACCACCGTCCATGTCCTTGTAGTGGCCTACTTTTCCACAGGTTACGCACTCGCACATACCGTTATCGTCTGCGTACTTCATGCGCACTAGGCGTTGCAGTAGGGCTGCGGCGTCCTGCTTTAACTTACCTACGGTCTTCGGCTTCGGCATCTGCTTTTGTAAACCTGCGCTCTCGGAGTATCGCCTTGTCCCACCATCCGCACTGACAGCGCCAGCCCTCCAGTTGATAGGGAGGCTCCTGCTTAAACTCCGGCGTCATGGTGCGGTCGCAATCAATGCACCCGCGCCTTGTCAGTGATGGCGTGTCCAAGATCATCAAAGTCCTCCACGTCGCTTACGATGGCCGCAAGCCACATTTCAGTAAAGGCATCGACATCCATCTCAATCGTAATAGGGCCGGTGTACGGCTCTACATAGACGTCGGTCCATTCATCGTTCTGTTTATTACTGATAGCTCCTCCAATATGCTCGACTAGAAAAACTGCTGTACCGCCACAAGGCATCGGCGCGCGCATCATTGGAATCATAGCTATCTCACTCTGCGATCATCTTATAGGAAATTGTATTATACGCTACCTGACCGTATTCCTTGTGATAAGTGATCACATTAGCCTCTCGGCCACTGAGCCAGCCACCTCGGCTGCTGTAAGAATCAGCACTGGCTAACGTCCGGTGTTGCTCGACCACCATCAAATTTGTTTCTTTTTTGTCGATTGAGTGATAGTGGCCCATATGTGCGTAGGCGTGTTCTGTCCTGCCGAATACCTCCCGATACTTGGCGGCGAAAACCGTGTCCACGTTAGCGACCTTCCTTTTGTGGCCGTGATGGAAGAAGAGGGCCGTCTTCCCAAACTCGTAGCAGTAATAGGTGTCGGCTGTGTTATCTATAAACACCCTTGGCTCTTTCTCGTACAAGGCAGTCAGTAGCTCTCTCATCCAGATGGCAGAGAACGGGTCGTGGTTGGCGTCACACCACTTTATATGCACCGCCTTGTGCTTCTCTAAAAGCATCTTGATGATCTGGCGTGTCACGCGAATCGTGGCTCGGACGATCTTAAAATTACGCGAGTCGCTGTCTAGTAAATGCTTGGAAGCCTGGGTGAGGGGTTCGTAGTCGTAGTGCGCGAAGTCACCAAGTTGCGCGTACACGGCGGTGTCGGCTGCGGGGCTTATCCTGATCGCCTCTGCAAACCATTTAATTAGTGTCCGCTCCGCTATCTTCAAGTCCCAGTCATCGTTTTGCGTTTGGCCGGATGCGTTCACCTCGTCCTTATCAGCAAGCATACCCATGTGGTAATCGGTGATCACAAAGCAGTTGCACAAGTGGTCTGCGTTTATTTTGGGCGCCTTTACAGGTTTTGCTGGCTCTATCTCGTCTGCCATACCCTTAACTATCTCGCGCATGACCTCCAGTTGCTTTTCAGTGTCTGCCCGCGTCTTTACCCACGTCATAATGGGCTTGTTATCGGCGTCGTATAAAATCGACTCGCCCTTGATCACCTGCCCCTCGGGTACGGGGTTTACTTGATCGTGGCGTGGCGAGAAGCCCTGCAGTGCGCTCTTCTTTACGACCACCTGCAATCGCTCTTTGATTGTGCCGCGATTTACATGAAGCAGCTCCGCCGCCTTGTGAAGAGAGTAGCCTTGTATCCAGCACATCTCTGCGGCTTCTTTTTGTTTTTCTGTAAGCTCTATTTTTTCTATTACTTGTTCTGCTTCATTAGGCGTAAACGCTTTTGCTAGATTGCGCATCATCTCCCCCAGAGCGATTAGCGACCAAACCTCACATCGATATCCTTTGTTTCGGCTAGGTGCTTTGCAATGACTCGATACACGTCATCAACGTCATGCATCCCCAAATCTTTTACTGATTTACTTGCAAACAGTGCCTTTTGTACCGGACGCCAAATTATCTCTTTGACTAGCGTGCCGGTTGGCTCGATAGGTAAGGTAACAACCTGTTGCATATCGTTACCCGAGGCTGCGAGGACACGCGCGATGTGGTCGCAGTATGCGTGGATGGCCTTCATCTGCTGAGACGTCAGCTTGGGTTCGAGTATCTCGTAGACCTTGCCGGCGTCACGATGCTCCATGATGTACTGGCAAAACTGCTCGGCCTGGTACTTGTTATTCACTACCCAGCGCTGGCTCATGCTTCTACCCTGTCGCCGTTCAGCGTCACATACTGACCGTATTTTTTAAGGCAATGCTGCCGGAATGCCTCAGAATCCATGAAGTCGTGGGTCAAACAATCCACCGATGTCCAAGATCGTAGGCCGATTTTATCACGAACTTGGTTATGAGGTATCTGAGCTGCAAAAGGGCTAATACCGCGCTCTTCTTTGCTGGCCTTGTTTAGCCAAGAGGTTATAAAGCGCTTTACCCCAGTGCGTTTCTTGCGCTTCCGAGGGTTAGAGTCACACCAGGCCGCCATTGCAAGTAGCTCTCGGTAGACATCAACGTCTGGGTAACTCTGTTGCAGGTAGATAGAGTAGTCGTCGTCTATCTCGAAGTAGGTGCCGTCTTCTAAAATTATCATGAGAACTTCCTTTTTTGTATGTAGGCCCATAAGTCAGAAATCGGAGAAAGGTCTTGCCTGTTGATTTGCCAGCCGGTGTAGCCTTTTCCTTTGTTGGCTTTGAACTTTTTCTTATTCAATCTATCTCGTCCGATGCAACCAGTAATTTCGAACGCATCTGGCTCGTCTTGCTGACAGACTAAAACAGCGAACATAAATGCAAACTTGCAATCGTGCCGAAATAACAAATTTCCGTGTTTGTAGAACGTCGCCTTAATTTGCAATGTAATAAACTGATCGTCTCGGACAGGTATGAATAAATCACCGCCCGAATCGATACCCAACGTAGAAGCAGAAAAATCTAAATCAAGCACTTTAGCAACAGCAAGTTCCGCCCTGACTCCCAACCTGTCAATCGACATTGGATCACGGTCGCCATCGACAACCTTATCAACGACACCCGATGCCCTAGCTAACTGCCACCGCAATCTACCAGCCTGCTCAGTTAGTGCCATCTCTGCCTCATTCAACTTAACTATCATCCACACTTCACCTTATATGTCGCAGCAAGCCGCGACAAAATTGTTAGTTAATAATGACGAGCGTTGATTACTGTATCGAATCTTGACATCTATCCGCTTGACCTGCTCTCGGCCGGCGGGGCGTATACACTCTCAGGTATCGTCGTCTCCGAGGTTCTTAGGTTCCTCGTCCTAACGCCCAGTAATCTCTGACTAAGAAAGGTGAGACATAGTTAGTTGTAAAGAGTCGTAAATAGTAGTCCGAGGACGTGTAATACGTGTATACTAACCGTGTCTTGTTTCTTAGCCGAGTACAAGACTATCACCGAGAACCCCTCCGGTTCAAGTGACTCCCGTAGCCCCTCACTCGAGGGGCTTTTTATTGAGCAGGTGATAGGTCGCATACCGCTTCCCGTTTCTTACTGTTACCTCAGTGTGTATCGTGTGACCCTGCATACGAAGGTCATTGATACGCGCTGCAAGCCGAAAGCACTGGTACTTATGTAAAGCTTCAAGTGCCGTGATTGGAGCCTTCGACAAGTGGTTCAATATCTGAATTGTCTGACTCATGGTTTTCCTCCCAAGTTAAAAACTCATCGACAGTAAGATTGAAGTAGTGCGCGATCTGCTGAACACGCGACAACGCCATGTCGTCGCTGTTCTTCCATCGGTAAATGGTCATAGGCGTGACCTGTAGCTTCCGAGCCATAGCGGTGCCGGTTGGGTCACCGCATGACTCTAAAAGCGCCGTCAGCGCCCTGCCAGGTGGTTTAGAAAGGTATGTCATCTTCTGCGAATCCCTTTTCAGTTGGCTCTGCTGTTGCAACCATGTCAGCCACAGGTTGCGCCGCGTACTCTTGCTTGGGCCTGTCGGACAGCATCTGCATCTCTGACGCCACAATCTCCGTGGTATACCTGTCGTTACCTGACTGATCTTGCCACTTACGAGTACGCAACGATCCCTCGACATACAGCCTGTCACCTTTCTTTGTGTACTCACTGACAATGTCCGCAAGCCTGTTAAAGAAAACAACTTTGTGCCACTCTGTGCGCTCTTGCATCTGCCCAGTGTTTTTGTCTTTCCAAGACTCACTGGTAGCTATACTAAGGTTAACGACCTGACCGCCGGTTTGTGTGGCCCTAACCTCTGGGTCAGCGCCGACGTTACCGACAATGATTACCTTGTTTACTCCCTTACCCATTGCTTTGCTCCTTCATCGCTTTCGCGTTTTCCATTACTGTTCGATACTGCTGTTTTATTTCAGACGACAAACGCTCTTTTACGCAGTTACGCTCATACTCTTCTAACTCGCCTTGAAGTTGCTCGATATACATAGCATCGCCCTTTGACACAGCCTCAGATAGCTTCTCCGCATACTCGTCAAAGTTGGCGTGCATCTCAGCGACGACCTCACGAACTGTTGTCTGCGTTGCAGTCTTCTTGTTCTTAGGCGACCCGTCTTTTACTGCGGACATTTCATCCTGACTAAGCTGGCTATACCACACAGCGCAGTTGTGCTTGTTCTCTGAATACCGGCGCATGAATTCTTCATACATGAAGGTGACATCCAGATCATCAGCCGGAGGCAAATCCTCACCTCGATAAACATACAAACCGAGACCGTGCATTCCTATTGCCTTGGCAAAGCACCTCTGCATCGCAGTGTTGATGTCAAAGACATTAGGGTTTTTTAGCGGTTGGTTCTTATTACCTAGCACCGGCAAGTGCATACGATGCGATACACCGCTTACCGTTACAGTACAAAAAACCATCATTTCGCCGCTGGGAAAGGTCACCGGCTCGTGATGCTCGTAGGTTGCATCAGGACAATGTGTTTTTAACAACTGCCACGCACTTGCCCATGAGATATAACTCAGCTTTTTATTGCCTTGAGGTATCTTCTCAATATGCTTGCCGCAATCTATTTCCGAAAGCTCTTTAAATTTGCTATCCATATTAGGCTCCCTTTGCCATTTCTTCGTAGGTCACATCCTCGTAACCCTGTTGCGGAGCCGCAGAGGCCGCGTACTCCATTTGTGCAAGCTCGTAGCCACACGCATAGCCTTGCGAGTAGGCATCGCTCATACGTGGCTCAAGCTCCATGTAACGACCGTAGTAACCACACTCAAAGCCCTGACGGTACTCTCGTGCAAGCAGTGGCATTAGTTGTTTCCAACCGTCGCTCATAACCTGCTCGTGATCAGCCATGATTACCTCCTAGCGCCTTCATGCACTGGTGATAGCCCACGTAGTAGGCGTCGGTCTTGTATTTTTTTGAGGTAATTTTTTCCTCGCAGTCAGTCCAGCCCTCGATAAACGCCTGCTCACAAAGCTCCACGTAATCGGCAAGGCGCGCGTCCATCTCTGCCTCTAGGACAGTAAATGGCGCCGGCCGGCGTATACGTCGCAACTCTTCCAGCGAGTTGGCAAGGTCGTTAATTAACGCGCCGTCGATCATCTTTGGCGCCACAAAAGTCTTGTCGCTCACGCTAAACCCTCCTCAAATAACTTCTCGCAGACGTCGTCTGCATTCAAAACCTCGTAGCCCATCCACGTGCAACCCTTGACGCAAAGCTCTGTCTCCTTGTCATAGAAGATAGAACCCCACATCTCGTGCTTCACGGTTTCAGTAGCAGCGGTAAAGTTAGGATCAAGCTCGTCGTGTGGAACCACGATAAGAGCCTCGCCAGTGCTTGAGTCAAAGTCATCGACCTTGCAGCCGTGTAACTCGTCCTGGTCTTCTTGGATGTCTTGCTTTATCCAGATACATAAGTCCATAAGTTGTCTCCCGTATGTGCGTCATTGCACATGAGAGACTATAACAACCTATGTTGGATCTAACAACCCCTGTTATGGTTTTAGTAGGACCAGACGGTTGGAGAGGGGTGTTTTGTGGACACGTCGAGGTGAATAAAACGGGCCGCACCTTTCTGGTTTACACCTATCCTTTTGATACCGTGGCGTAGTGCCACCTGCATGAGGTCGTAGGCATCGCTGTAAGACACGGCAACGTCTACTGCCACACCAAGACTATGCGTCCCAGCATTGCCCCCAGAGGCGATTTTACGAGCCTCCACGGGGTGGTTAGTGCAGCGGTAGCCGGAAGAGATTACCATCGGCCGGGCGAAGTCCTCTCGTATGGCGTTCAGTGTTTGACGGAAGTCGTCATCGAAAACTAGCTCGCCGCAGCATCGGCACTGCAGCTCGTCATCAGAAAAGTAATTAGTCGTCATAGCGTATGCACCTTAACTCTGTTACTTCTTCTGTTGCACAAATAAGGGAGCCATAAAAGGGTATGCACTTATCTCGCTCGTATGTGATTGTGGTGTAGTCAATGCACTCTCTTTCTTCTTGAGCTACGCAACCGGACAGCACAAGCAAGAGAGCTATAACCTTCATTTTTTTCTAAGTGCCATCAGCTTGTCTGCACCACGAATGCCGAAGCTGGCGGACACGGCAAGAAACAATAAGTATTGATACCACTCGGGCAGGGTGTCTAATGCGGCAAATGCCATGTCAACGCGGTCAATAACATCAACGTCATTCATGGCTATGGCGTAACCAATCATGAAGATTGGAGCGGCTAGACAAAGGGTCCAGAACTCGTCTTTCCAGCTATTCATTGACGCATCAGCCATTTTGTTTTCCCAAGCCGCATCGTTCTCAATAACCTGCAACTTGCGCTCGTGGACGGCTTGCTTCTCAGCGGCCTTTCTTTTGAAGTGGCCTCCGATTAGTTCGGTAACAGGGCCAATGAGGGTTTGCCACATTATCGTATGAACTCAATGATGCCGATAACTAACGGGATGATTGTCATGATGACTATGAGTTGGCGGTTCATTGCGGCGTCTAATTTATCGAAGCGAGTATTATGCTCATCAAGCTGGCGCTGGATGTTCTCGTATCGGATCAGGCACTCTCTCTCGTGCGCCTCCAGTTTGATCAATGCTTCTTGTGCCAAGTCCATCTCATTTACCGCCCTTCTCAAGAATCACCCATATCAAAAATACGACGGGTATGGCTCCGATTATAGCAAGGAATCCTGCCAGTATTTTCTCTTTCATTCGCTTTTGCTTGTATACCGTCCGCTCACGCTCTGCACTGATGCTTTTTTGCAACGCCCTAAATTCCTCCAAACCATCATCGCCAAACGTATACTTAATTAACATAACAATCTCGCGTCGTTGCGCTCTCAGCTTCTGCTGTCTTGCAAAGCGTTCTAGGGCTTCAGCCTGTACGCTCTTGGAAAATACCACCTTGCGGAATGGGCTAGGCTCTTTTTTGTCGCACTCTAGCGCATCACTGTAATGGCCCCACCAAACTCCGATCTGCGACAGGACATCGTGTGCTTCTTTTCCAGCCGCAACCATAGCCTTTACGGTACTGTAAGTTTTTGCACAGGCGGCGGCGGCGGTGACCGGGTCAATCACGAGTCAGACTCTGCCCTCAACAATGCGGAGCTTCTTAAAATCTGGGTCATTCAGCTTGCGCATTATCAGCTTCTTGCGTCCTTCAGTGTCCTGCCACGAGACGTTCTCTTCCTTCATCCACTGCGCCAGCAGGTGCATAGGGATGGAGCCGACACACCAAGAGTCGGGAAGCTTGCCGGCGCCCATAGATCTCAACATAGCCGTGCGATTAAGGTACACGTCGTTGTCGAATTGCTTTTCGACCGTAAACGTGCCGTCGTGATTATCGTGGAACTTCTCTTTAATTTTCACTGGCTTCGACCTTCTTCTTACGCGGTGCGCGCTTCGGTTTTGGCGGCTCAGGAACAAACTCCACTCTTGTACCAAACGCACAAGCTGTATCCTCAGAGATATCCAACATATCGCCACGGACGTGCTTCTTACCGTTGAGGAAAAGGCTTCCGATTACTACCTTGTACATAATTACTCCTTGAAAAAAGGGGGCCGAAGCCCCCACAGCCCTAACTTCTATTAAGAAGTTGTGCAGTCTGCGATGATGCCTGACGCCTTCTCGTTCTTACAAACAAGAGTAAGCTCAGTAGTGACCTGACGCTTAGTCGAGTCACCAGTCTTCGCAAGCGCTACGTTCTTGGTAGGACGTAGGACACCAACTGCCCACATATCGTCTTGCATAATGAAGACGTCACGTGAACGGTTCTCACGAGATGGAATGAACTCTACTGTACCCCAGGGAGTTACATAGACATCCATGTGCTTGATCACACGCTCGTCTTCTGCACGAATAGTTGAGCGTTGGTTATTTCCACCAACAAACCCAAGCGCTTTATTCATCTGGAATGCTGACAAGTAGACAGAGTCAGGGTTACCGCCTTGCTCCCAAATTGACTGCATAACACTGTCAAAGCGGTCCTGATCAAAAGCACGCAGCGTTGTAGTTTCATCAGTACGAGCGTCAGATCCGTCACCAGTAGGGTCAGCACCTTCGTTAGCACCGAAGTCAGTGTTGGTGATAAGCCATGCAGGCGCACCAGCAAGACGTCGTCCAGCAGCAGCAAGGTTGCCTGAGCCAGCGCCAGCACTACGTGCTTGGTTATCGAAAAGAGCCTTCTCGATGTCTAGCTTTTGCTCCTTGGCAATACGGAGGGTGTGGTACGCAATCTCAGCAGCACGACCCGCCTTCTTCAGACCTTCGTCTGTGTCTGGCACGATAACGGCATTTTTGAAAATTTGCGTGTAATTTCCTCTGCGAACAGTCGCAGTGCGAGTATCCGCCGTCGTCTCATCGCCTTCTATGTGGTAGTTAACCGCTGAAGAGCGAAGAGAATCTTGTTGCCACTCGTGGAAAGTGTTGGTCGCTTTCGCTTTAGCACACTTAGTGTAAAAGGGCGTCTCTTCCGGTGATACGTCATGGATCACATCGGACAAGTCCTCACGAATACCGACAGCATCGTAGCTGTCGAAAGTTCCAGTTGGTTTTGCCATGATAATTACCTCTCATTAAGGATTAAGCTCATTGCATCTTGGATGCTTCCTGAGCGTTTAAGTTTCGATCTAGCTTGTCTTTGAGAGTCACGGTTTGACGCAGTCTTCTTGGCACCTGGTTTAACAGTACGCTTTGGCTTTGCCTTGGCTTTCTTGATTGCCTGTTCCTTGCCGCCCTGTGCCGCCCTGAACTGGATGGCGTCGTGCAGCACACGGAGTACACGCGAGTCAGTAATTGCCGCGATTTCCTGCGGGTCAAACCCGTAGGTCTCTTGGCTTACCTGAAACATACTGTTGCGAAGGTTTTGGGCCTTCTCAGGGTCCGCAAAGTCAGGAATAGCCTGCTTCAACGTCTCCATTTCTCTCTGTAAATAAGCGTTCCTAGCTTGCTGCTCCGCTTGGGAGTTGCCTTCTAGTGCCTGCTGAATCTCAGCTAACTTCTGCTGATATTCATTAGTCTCCCTGTCGTATTTCATTTTCGCTTCCATGTAGCCTACTGGGTCAGACGAAAATTTTTCTTCACTGGGAGCTACAGGGGCTGACGGTATTTGCAAGTTCTGCACTTGTGCAAAAATTGCTTTCGCTTGCTCGCGCTCATTCAGGAAATCACCGGCAATCTGCTCAAACTGCTTCCGCATTTCGGCAACCTGCTGCATTCCCTGCTGGACATATTGCTGACCGCTGTATCCTCGCTTGAGATCCTCTAGGGTGACCCGTTGCTCCACACCGTCTACTTTGACCGTGAAAGTATCGGGTTCCTCAGAATCGGCTTCTTCCTCAGCGTCCTCTTCGTAGTCCTCTTCTACCTCGTCATCCTGTTCTGGCTCTTCGACTTCCTGCTCCTCGTCATAAGAGTCCTCTTCAACTTCTTCGGGTTGCTCTTCTGTCTCGGGTTGTATCAGTTGTCCAATTGCCGATTCGATGCTTCCATCAAATGTTACTTCGTCAGTCGTTTCCACGGTGCTGATCCTCGCTTTTGCTGTTTGTCGAACATCGCCTCTTCCGTAAGGATGACTGCCATGCGATCTTCGATCTTCGCTAACGCCCTCACTATGTGATGCGCTTCCTCCCGGTCCTCGTATGAGGAGTGCGGGTTTAGAAAGACGTTGGCTGCGTCTTCCTTAATTTCTCCAATCAGCGTGTTAAATGCCTCGTCCTGTTTGAGCCGTTTAACGTGCGCCGCTCGATCCTTTATGTTCAAAACGTGCTACCCACTGCGGCCTGTGCTGGTTGTTCCTGCGGGTATCGTGGCTCGTTCTGCAATTGTTTGATTCTCTCTACATCGACCGCTGTACCGTACTTACCTATGATCTCTGCCGCAGAAATCAAGAGGTCTTGGTCCATCTCGTCGCGCTTGCGGTCGTCTTCGGCGATGGCCTTTTGCGCCGCCAGTTGCAGCTTGAGCTGCTCTGTTTGCATCTTGGCCTGCGCCTTGATTTGCTCTGCCTGCAAGTAGGCCGCGTTGGGATCAGCCTGTTGCTGTCCTTGTTGCGCTTGCTGCTGTTGCATCATCATCTGTTGCTCGATCATGGGGTCCATCGGTGCAAAGTAACGGTCGGAGTTTCTGACGCCGTTAATAGCAAGAATGTCCGAAAGGGTGTTTCTAATGTTCGTCAGAGACACCATGCCGTTGCCAGGGCCATACGTCTGGAATATTTGAATCTGAGTCTGTAGCGCCTGATTCAATACCGCGATCTTCTGATCTTCGCGTCCTGTACCCAAGCCGACGTTAATAGATACATCCATTGTGGCATTCCATGAGCGCGGGTCTACCGGCACATAGCTCTGACCTTGGAAGCGCATCATCTGCTCTTCATCGACGTTCTCCACCATGCACTTCAGCATCAGCTTAAACATCTGACGCATACCACCCTCTGCAAGGTTGCGCGCCATGACCTCAATTTGCGCCGCCTGAGCCTGTACAGTCGCCTGTACGGCCGTTGCAGTCGTAGACTGTAGGCTGTCAGGGGAAAGTCCTGTAGACGACTTGGTAACGCCTGTCTTGTCTTCTACCTGCTGGTCAAAGTATTGCAAGGCAGAAAGGGTCTGACCGGCGACGAACGGGACAGCCTGCGGAGTAATCGCTCCAGCCTGCTTCACACGAATAACACCGCCGATCTCGTTGTTTAACAGGTCGTCTACGTTAACGGCGCCGTCCACAATCTCGATTCTAGGGTTGTTAGTTAATGCGACGTTATCCAATACACCGCGAAGCATAGCCGTGGCCGCGTCTTGGTCATTCAGAATAAGATCAGCAACAGACCGGCCATAGAATGTGTGCGGCTCTGGGTCTACCTCAAAAACCGCAAAAGGCAGGTGAGAGCATGGCTCGTAATCCAGCAGCTTGTACTGGTTGCCGCCCATCAATATCTTGTGCATCTGCGCGATGCCGGTGCCGTTAACGTCGATCTTCATGTACGCCTCGGTAACCGCCACCAGGCGCATAGAAGGGTCTTGGATGTCCTCTTCTGTGTAATCTGACTCGTAACCACGACGCTCGTACTCTTCGACCTCAGAGAAGGTGTCAGAGTGTTCTAAGCCGCTTAAATCCTTGACGTCTTCGTAGTCATAACCCATAGCCACCAGATCGCCCACACGCATCTCAGTGCGGTGAGCAACGCAGTAGTAGTCATCAATCGAGCGAGAGTTACGGTCGATAAAAAACTCTTCTGGTGGCACGCTCTCGATGCACATTTTGCCTCGATCAACAGTGCGGGCCAGCTTGAGGTCGTGGCGCGGGGATTCGATCTCCATGCCCATCTCATCGACCTCCATGACCATCTTAGTGGTGTGCTTAACCACCTCAACGTCGTCCTCGTTAACAAGAAGCGTAAACTCCATATCGTTGAGGTCTTGAAAGTCATACATTTCCTGCTCTTGGTAGGTGTCCCAGTAAACTTTAACCACACCCACTTTTTTAACCAGCGCATCGTGAAAGGCATCGTTTAGCACCCTGTACCCGTTCAACTCGTTAAACTGGTAGTGCATATACTTTGTGGCTTGCTCTGCCATGACCACGTCTTCTGTTCCACGTGGAACGTACTCGACCGGCTTATCGGTATTGAGGAACACCCTCATCAGAGACGGCTTGATAGCGCGGATAGTATCCCGAACCTTGGTAGCAACGACCTGAGAGCGACCATCTTCCTCGCCAATATCCACCTCACCGTCGAAGTAGCGCTGGGCTTTGATACGGTCTTCGGCTATCTCAGACTCACAGAAATCCACAGCGTCCTTTACCGCGTCACGGACGATGCCTTCGATCTCTAGGTCTGTCATTGGTTTTAACATATTAAAGCCCCATGCCTTCAGTTACTGGCACGCTCATTTCGACGCCCGCTGGCACTAATGTGCGCTGTAACACCTGGTTTACAAAATTAGCTTTAGCCTCTGTAATGCGGCCTTTTTGGATTGCCTCAGACACATATCGTAATGCTGCCTCTGCGTCCTTTCCGCGCTTCTGCGTTAAAGCCTGAGCAACTTCTGTAAGTATCTCATTTCTGCGCGCCACCAGCGCCTCGTCAGTCATTCCTGTAAGAGCTTGAATTACTTTCTGACCTGCCTGTAACGGCTCTCCACGCAAAGCGCTGCCAACCATGCCTAAGCCAGTAATTTCTTCTATGTCTTGCAAGATTTTTTGACGTATAGCCGTTGCGCTGTTTGGGGCAACATTGGCTTGCAGTTCTAACGCTGCACGAATCTCACCCAGCTTAGTATTAAGTTGTCCGTATCTCTGCGGCGTTAAGATCATCTGCAACTTCTGACGGTTAGCTCCGCTAGATAACTGGCGTAGTAGCTTACGAGCCTCTTCGATCGCACCCTGATCACCGGTTGATATCGATGTTTTCACGTTTGCCATGATTTCATCGATTTGATTACGCACGCCTAAACGCAGAGCGTCCATTTCAGTTTTTGATGCGCCTCTTATGGCCTCTGTAAGCTCGTCTCTTGTTACACGGTCATTTAGCAGCATATTGCCAAGCTCTCCAGCTTGACGTTCTCGTATAGCATTGCCGCCCATTGACACAGCCCTGTCGTAGGATGGGACAGCACGACCTAAAGCGTCACGCAGCTTTCCTGCGACGATGTTTAATTCCGCGCCTTTGCCGGTAGGACGGCCAAACTTGTCAGTGTATTGATCTGAATATGCAATTCGTTGCATAGCTCGCTTCAAGTAATCAAGCTGTATGACGTTAGGCATCTCCTCGTAGTCAATACTGCCATCGTCGTTGATGGTCGCTCTGATCTGCTGATTTTGAATGCCTTGCAATTGCATGACGTCGTTTGCTTCTTTGAATGCCGCGCGGAGTTCATCTGCGGGAACGCGAGTAATTAGGTTTTCTATCTCAAGACCCGCAGGGCTTGTGTAGTTAATAGGAGAAGCGTAAGCCTCTGCATACGAAAGACGAGTCATTGGCGCGTATCGAGCCGCCGCTTGCTCTGCCGCTGTTCTCCTACCGACAGGCTCAGCACCTAAAGCGCGGGTCATGGCGCCGGTTAGCTCTTGTGATCGCTCAGCCGCTCTTTCTGTAACAGCGCCGCGGCCAACAGTAGCCGCTTCTCCACTTGATGCAATTACAGCATCAAGTAGCTTAGCCGTAGCGATATCTGCATCTGCAATCATGCCTTGATCACCGGCACGGCGTATATTTTGAAGCGCATCCTCTAACGAAGAGCCTTCTCGTGACAACGTCTGACCAATGACCATAGCCGCCTCTTTAGATATTCCTAGCTCACTCGCGACCTTCCTTGCGGCTGCATTTAATCCGGCGGTACTCGTAGTGCCTTTTGTAAACAAGCCTATAAGGCCGGCCATACTACTGCCAAGAACTGCCCCAGTAACGCCTGTAGGTATGGCTTCTGTAGCTCTTTCAGAAAAATCACCCTCTGCCGCTCCAAACCCGCTAACAGCAGCCTCAGAGCCACCGAAAAGCGCGCCTCTAGCAAACGCTCCGCTTACTGTTGTTGGCACTGTGCCAGGCGCCAAAAGACCAGTTGCTGCCGCTGCCCCCATACGACCTGTCGCACTAAGGATTGGGTACTCTTCCTCTGTAGCCCTTTGCAAGCGCTCTACACGCTCTCTACCCACAGGGCTGAAAGTGCCAAGAGCCTCAGGAATAAACTCTCCTATATATGGGATGCCTTGAGTCACCTTTGCCGCCGCCGCGCTTATTGGTTGCGACTCAACCATTTCCCTGCGCATTTCCGACTCAACCATCTCACGAGCAGGTTTTGCCCCTTGCATGATCTGTCGAATTCGCTCAGGGTCTGAGGTACTGTAACCGGGGGATACGAAAAACTGCCTGCCGCCACGCTCCACTACGCGACCGCCACCCACTTCTGCGATGAGCTTGTCTTGCTCTTCAAGGGGGCGACGGACTAAGCCGACACTTCTTTCTTTGTATGTTTCCCACGGTTTAGCCATTAGTTAATCTTCCGATAGTTCTTTTCGTCAGCCGCGTCACCACCAAGGTATTCGTATTTCTCACCAGTAGCAGGATCGGTAATGATTTCTCCTACCGTGTAATCGCTAACCGCTGTGTACAAGTCTGCTATTGATATCTCCGGCCCTTTATAGCCTTGTAGCGTGCCATTTTTATCGAAATAGTCAGCCATTGCATTACGCGCCTGAGCGGTTTCCCCAAGCTTCTGATAAAGCTTGCGTAAACGCCGCGCATTAATCTGTGGAGAAAGTTGCGGGTTGTATGCTCTTGCAATCAACCTGTCTCCTTCCTTCTCGGTAAACTGCGCACCAAGCGTTACACGCAGACTTCTTTGAACCACCTCTTCAACTTTCTGCTGAGCGTCAAGTGATTCTGGGTCAGCAAAAGCGCGCACAAAGTCTGGAGCTAAGGTTAACAGCGTTCCCGTCAATGGCTGGCCTTGCTCAAGGGCCGACATAACCTCGCCGACATTTTGTATCTGCGACTGCATATCTGCACGGCCACCCCTTACCCATTCAAGGTGATCTTTTGCGTAGGCTTTATCGAGCGCTTCAAACCCGGGCGTCACTGGCTGGCCTCCAACAGTTACGGTCGTGCCGCCGCTTTTCTTCATATCCAAAAACTGCTCATAAGTTAGTTCAGGGTTTTGCGTTTTGGCAAACAAATACTCCTGCAGTATTGAAGGCGCTGATGGAGGCTTTGCGAACATCGCTTTTAAAGCTTCGGCGCCCACACCTGGTACATTTTCTATTAATTGAGCAAGCTCCGGTTGACCCTGCTGCCTAAAATACTGCGCTGTAATATTCGCCTGTTGCGCCGATTGACGTCTGCCGCGTATGTCAGACGCTCGCTCCATTTGGCTCTGTATAAACGCTTGGTTTGGGTTAACAGTCATCGACTGAAGACCTGCGGCAAGTCTAGCTCGCACTTCTGGGTCGCCAAGGTAATCCATAGTCCTGCGACCTAATTGTGACAGGCCACTGAGAAATGGGTTTGGTGGTTTTGAGCCAGGCGCTGGCCCTACGGCTTGCGTAGGCTGCAAAGCCCGCTCTCTGGCCGCCATAAAGTTAGCTTGCTCTGCAAGTTTTCTATCAACACCCTGCTTTGCCATTGCGGCCTGCATTGCCATGTTTTGCTCGGCCCCAGATGTGGCTGGCATTAAATCGCGCTGCATTTGCTGATTGCGCATTTGCTCTAACAAATACATTTCTTCTGGTGTCATGCGCCCATCCCCAGTAATTTCATCATCTGCATGAGTTTTGCCATTTTATCTTCTCGACTAGCGCCTGACTGACCTCCAGTGATACCTACGCCGTATTGCATTTCCGGCACAGGCAATTGTTGCAATAACCCACCACCAATTTGCACTGGCATAATTTGCGCGCTCATTTGTTGTCCAGCCAAGTTTGTAGCCGCACCAGCCAGTCGCTCTTTGTCTTGAAGTCGATTCAACAACTCATCAAGCAGTCCAGAATCTTTTTGCTGATCAGTCGCTACCATCTCAACCGCCAAAACCTAATGACAAGTAGTCAAACAGACCAGGCTGTCGTGTTGTGGTCTGTGTCTGCGGCACAGGGGAAGCACCAAGCGCAGAAGCCATGAAGCCAAGAGAGCGCTCTGGGAACGACTGATAGCCTTGGAATTGCTGTCGCGCTTGATCAAAGATTTGCTGTTGTAGCATCTGCTGTAGCGCGCCCTGCTGTGCAAGGTCTTGCTGTAGACCTCGACCCATGCCAAACGCTTGTTGTGCTAAACCACCCATTTGTGCCGCCGCACCTAATCGCTGACCTGCACCTGCAAGCCCTGCCTGTTGATTGGCTAGAGCCGCCTGCATCTGACGACCAATATCCTGACCAGCCATTTGCTGTGCCTGCTGGAAGCCGCCTAGTCGTAGGTTTGCCGCTGTACGTGCCGCCTGTTGCATGGCCGCTTCATTAGCCTGCGACTCTAAGATCGCCGAGCGTGAGCCACCAAACGCGCCCGCGCGCTGTGCCTGAGCCGCAAGCTGGTTTGCCTGCATTTGACGCGCCTGCTCGATATCTCCAAGCGACTGCTGTACGACTGTTTGCTCAAACGGGTTGAAGTAAGGTGACAGGTCTGTGCCTGCAATCTGACCGGCTTGAACTTGCGCGGGCTGGTAACCCATGCCTGCCGCTGTGCCTGCCATCGCTCCGGCCTGACCGGCTTGAGCTTGCTGGAAAATGCTAGGTGTTTGCGTGCCGCCACCTTTACCACCAGAAGCAGGAGCCTGGTTAGATACGGGCGGTTGTGCCATTTGGACGTCGGGCATGGCCGGCGGGACAATGCCGCCAGAGTAAATGCCGTATTGGCTAGTAGGTGGTGTCATTATCGAGCGCCCCCTCTAATCGATGGAGTAGAACTCATAGGGCCGCCCATAACAGGGCTGCCAAACTGCATAGGTAGATAGCCGCCCATAGGTCCGGTCGGTGCCAGAAGCCCTTCAGGGCGCGGTCCTACAAACAGCCGGTTAAATGCCTGTGTCTGCGCGGGCTGTTGTGCCGCAAGCTCAGAAAGCGCCTGCTCAAATATCTGACCCGTTCCGTAGCCCTGCATACCGCCAAAGTCTTGGGGTTGCGGCATACCGGCCGTGACATCCATTTGCGGAGCAAGACCAAAGGCTGCCGCCGCGTCTGCGGTGCTTTGCATGGCCTGTGTCTGCATGGGTGAGAAAGCCGCAACAGAAGGCCCGTAGTAGGGCATATAGCCTACTTGGGCGAGTTGCTCGGCACGCTGGATATTGCGTCGTGCTGGTTGTTCAATCCATGATGGTATTTCTACCTTTGATGTTTGGCTACCGCCTTTTCCACCTGACATATTAGATATCCTTCCCTAGAACCGTATAGGTCTCTTGGTAACCCTTGTCCTTTAAAACCCTTGCCCAACCCTTGCGACCGGCGATGCTCATGCCGGTGCATCCGTTCATCTTGGCAAACTCCACAGCGGAGTCGTCCATGTCTATGATTTGATCTAACTCTCCAGCGGCAAGGAAGATGTGCAACACCTTCTTTTGCGGGTAGCAGACTATCTCTGTCACCGCGCACCCCCGAGGAGCAGGCCAAAACTGCATCTTGCCCTCTACGACCGCCTGCACGATGTCATTGAACACGTGCGTGCCGCCTGATCTTTCTAGCGCCGACTCAATCCACGGCTGGCAGCGCTTTAATTCTTCAACAATATCCGTCAATTATATCACCTATGGAAGCGTATGATCGTAAGTGTCGTTGCAGGAGTTGCAGGCTCGTCCGATATACCGCTTGCCGCGAACGCCTTTAACGAACCGCTGGTGCTGTCACACGCCGTTGCAACCTCTAAGTAATCGTTAGCGTTGGCGTGCAAAATGACCGCACGACTTACAACTGTGGTTTCAGAGTTGCCATGTAACGCCGCCCTTATCGTGCTTCCTGTTAAGTTTGTCCCGTTCATTTTCGGCCAGAACACAAACTCGACCGTACTAGCCGACGAGCTAAATATCTGCGCTGAGAAGCTGACAAGGTAATAACCTGTCTCGCTGAACGTAATTCTTGAACCCGATACCGGCAAACCTACATTGTTGCTATCTGCCGTGTAGCTTAATTCATACGTTGTATCAGAAGCTGCATACGCATAATCAGAGCTAATAATAAAATCACCGTGACCGTCTGCCAAAACGATCTGCTTGTACTCGCCACCGACGGACACCACGGGGTATTGGTTCACATTGTCGTATAAAATAATTCCGTCTTCTGTTGCGCTGTCGCCTGTCTGTTTAAAAACCAGCTTAGACCGGATACGGTTAAGGTACTCAACAAGGCGCTCACCCCAGTTCTTCCACTCGGGACCAAGAGGTGGTGGCGCTAGACTCATCGCTTACCGCCTGGCATTAGGTTCAGGCGTGCAACACCAAAACGCCAGTTATTAAACTCCGTACCGTTAACTCTTAACCGAAGCTGTCGGCCTGAGAATCTCGCGCTAACAGGGTTCGCCATAGTAAACGGGCCGTGTGTAGACTCTGCCCCGTTAGGGTAAAAACGAGACTTAAAGGTCAAAGTTGCCTCGCCCTGCGTCTTTTCATCCGGGATGATCTCGTTAACCTTCACCACATTTGAGCCGAACAGTATCGGGCCAGACTCTGCGTGCGGAGCCGTACCGTCGTGTGAGAAGCCAAGCTCGTGATCGTAAAACTTGCCGTCGGAGCCGAACATGATCGGGTTTCTAAATACGCCCGCGTCAAACCCTGTGGTGCGGTTTAACTGTCCGATGTTCCAGTAGTTTTCCTTGTAGTTATAGATCACATAACGGTCGTTCTCGTTAGACGTACCTGAAGGGTAGAACCACCACGCCTCACCAAACTGCGAGTTATTAGTCGCAAACACCTTAGACCGCTGGGCTGTGTTGATGTCGTTAAAGACATAATCCAGCACGTCGCACTGCATTTCCTGCACAGACGACCCGTTGAACATGAAGAACCCCTTAGATCCCATCCAGTAAGCGCCCTCCATGTTTGGAACACACGCATGACGCGATATAGCGCCGCATGAGGTGCCTACACGCTCAAACTGGAACACTAGCTGCGGGCCAATGTAAGACGCCGTGTGCGCGTCTGTAGTGGTCAGAATAAGTGTCTTACCGCGCAGCTTGTGACCACTGAGAATCTCGCCGTTTGTGGATAACTCGAAGTCACCGGCCTCGTTCGTCGCCGAGGGGGTCCAAGCGGTGTTATCTTCTTTATCGCACCACTGGACCTTCCTTGGATTGCCGCCTGCCCCCAAAGCAAATAAAAATCTCTCGCCGGTTACGACAAGGCCGAGATTAGATGTCGGCGCGTTACTAATTACCGCCGCCGGTGTGGCCGCATTTAACTGCCACTCATACAGCTTGCCGTCATCTACTGAGCAAGCCACAAGGTATTGACCCCAGTTATCCAAAGACCACGTTGTAGCCTCTTGATAGACACCGCTAGACTCTCGCTGGGTTCCGTAGTATCCGTTGCCGTAAAAGCCGCCGCTAAAACCTAAGTTAAGGGCCGCGTTTTCATTACCGGCAGTAAACGACACGGGCGTAATATCGCTGACAACACCTGAAGGCGATATAGCGAACAGCTTGTTGTATGTGCCTGCTGCAATCTTTGTATCAAACGAGTTATCTACCCAGCCTAGCGAGCCGCGTGCGGGCTTATCCAGTGTAGCCCCGCTCTTTGAGCGCTCTTGCCATCCACCGATAGGACCGAGCGATCCGCTGCGCCACCTGACCAAATTAACATCACGCCACCGGCCAGCGCCCTCAAGGTCTGTACCGTGACGGTATACACCAGGTTGTATTTGTACTGCTTCAATAGCCATCACGAGCCGCTCTCTACTGTCATGGTAATGGTTGCTGTGTCTTGCACTGTGCTTGTCGCAACATCCCTAACAGACACAGACAGCGTCACCGATTGCTGTATGCTCGATGTGGATAATGTCCAAGACCGCGCAGACGATATTGTTAAATACGTGCCTGTTGGGCCTGAAAGGGAAGACGTATCGCCAGTTGCCGTTACCTGCACTTGATAGCTAGACCCAATGCCTGTGGTTGTTGGCTCGTACCAGTTCGTGTCGCTATAAGATGTCAGGTTGCCGGTTGCAGTAATCGTGCCGTTAGTATTCAGAGTAAAGGTGACTTGCGAAGTGCCGCCGAAACCCACATCAGAGAGCGAGCCGTTATCGATTTCAACAGTAGCCGCACTGGCACCGTACCAGTCGGTGAAGTCCATCTCTGAGCCGGCGCCGGCGCTAATCAAATCGCGCACATCTGCGTCGTTAATAGACACAGCCGTACCCGTAGTGCCACCGGCCTCTACGTGGATATCATTGAGACTGATTGCGCCAGAACTTTGTAAGGCCATTAGATGCTACCAAATGCAGTGATATCATTAGCTGATGTAACGGCGCCGTTCGTTCCTAGCTTGAACACCTCTGTGGTGTTGTAGACAAAAACCAGCTCGTTTGTATCGACCTTGATTGTCCAGTCGCCAAGGGAGACAGTCGTAGCCTTGACCTGCCCGGCACTGCTGTAAACTACAGCCTTGCTGTTTACTACCGCCCCAGCAGTCGAGCCATCTAGCAAGTTTATTTCAGACGCAGTAGAGGTCACACCATCTAGCGCATTTAGCTCCGCCGTTGTCGCTGTAACGCCGTCCAAGATATTTAATTCTGACGCCGTTGCCGTGACACCATCGAGGATGTTTAGCTCGGCAGCAGTCGATGTCACACCGTCTAGAATGTTTAACTCCGCGGCTGTGGCAGTGACACCGTCCAGAATATTTAGCTCGGCCGTGGTAGCCGTGACGCCATCCAGGAGATTTAACTCTGCCGCGGTAGATGTAACGGCAACACCGCCTACTTCCCATGATCCTGCAGTCAGGTTGGGTTGTATAGCAGTAGTCCCGTCGAGAAGGTCATCGATGGAGTCGAAGTTGGCGTTTAACTTTGTTCCCCAAGTATCCTCCGAAGCGCCAACCTCGGGCTTTGTGAGCGAGTATGTGGTGGTTGTCGTATCAGCCATTAGCCTAGACCTCTATTTTTCATGACGAGACCTGACCCGCTCATTGTTGCTGAGTCAGATGATTGATTAAGCTTTTGTACTGCCGCACCATAGAGCTGCGCCCATGTAGCGGCGCGCCCGTCTTCCTGCAGATACGGGGCCGAGTGAATCAAAGCACCGTACAGGTAAACGTCCGGGCTATCGGTCAGCAGCCAGTTTGTGGTGTTTGAGTCAGACAACGCAGGCACGCGCTGGTAGTACAGCAAGTCTCCGGTGTAGGTGTCGTCAGGTGTGGGATAGAACTCGAACTTGTCCGCCACGTGCGCGTAATACTCGGGTGTTCCGGCCGTGTCCTCGCTGCCCATTCTCTTGTCGGCGATGGTCTCTCTAGACGCAAGCTTGAGCGGGTACTTGTTACCGGCATTGAACGACACAGTCTCCAGCCAATCCGAGGGCAAGTCCTCGTACTCCTGATCGATGGTGAAGGTTGTGCGGTTCTTCATCTTCCAATGTCGAAGGTCTCGGTTAATCTGGGCCTCTGCGAGCGTAATAAACGTCGGGATAGAGGACGTCAGATCATCGCGGTTCAAGAAGTCCGCGATGTTGCTCTTTAGCTCTGCAAAGGTAGATATGCTCATAGCCAAACTCTCATAGGTTGCTCAGGGTTTACACCGTGTGTCTCGTCCAGTGCCTCTACAGTCTCACGTACAGCATCTCCCACGAGTCTGATATTGATATGCCAGCCTGCCATAGCTTGCATCTCAGGGTACTCATTGCCTTCCTCATCAGTCAGCATAGTGCCTGTTGGCTCGTGCAGTGTGCCTACGACTGAAATAGCGTAGTCGTGTGTAAACTGGACAAGGTAGGGATCGCCGTCTGCTACTTGGCTAGACTCTCCAGTCTCCTCGTCTACCTGCGTCACGTAGTCCTGACGGTAGAAGTCAGACAGCACAGTCGGCATGTCCGACTCACTAGCCAGCCTGAGGTAAAAATCGGTTTTGACTACTTCTTCGATAATCTCTTCTGTCATGATATTTCTTCCTATGAGGTTAACGCTTGGATCTGGGCGTTCGTGAGTCTTCGCGGGTAATACTGGATGGACTTGATGTGGCCGTTAAAGTCTCGCATTTTTAAATCAGTTGGCGTTGGAACTGTCCCAAGTGTATCTGTACTAGTAACAACGCCGTTATTTATTAATGCAAAATTATTTTCAGCAATTCCAACTCCGACTTTAATAAAATCTGTAGTTGATGAAATACCATCACTTACGGCTTGAACATTATTCCCATCCCAAACGGCATAAGAACCAACGGTGCCTCCTCTGTTGTAAATTAAAACTCTTTCTGAGTCATTGCTGTTTGTAAGATCAACAGCCTTATTGGATAGAGAGCCATGTTGCCATGAGGCATTTAAAAGCAAAGTAAAAGCACTCTGGTTAAACCCAAAGTCAGCCACGGGGATAGACGCTACGTCAGCCGATCTATCCTTACCACTAGCAGTGCCTTCGTTTTTCATGTAACTGGTGGGGAATGAGCCTTCTTCTACTTGAGCGCCCCAAATGTAGATACCACTAGTGCCGTCTCCAGCAAAAGAAACACAATCAAAGCTGTTTATTGAAGTTCCGTCGCTAATTCCAACAGTAAAATTTACCGACCCGCCGTCAGATGACGTAATTACGGAAAGTCTCCACCAACCATTACCAGCGTCTTGTACACGGTAGTCAGAAGTTGTCGGTGTACCTCTGGTGGAAGTATCAAAAACACTGCCGTCATCTAAATCAATAAATACAGAATATCCCGTACTTGGACTCGAATCTAAAAGCCTAATGCCGCCGTATTTATATTCTGCTTTTTTTAAGTAAACAGAACCTACTACATTCGTTGCTCCAGAAACAGTAGCGTCTTCTTGAATAATTTGTGTTCCTGTCCCTGAGGTAGCAAAAAGTTTCCAAACGCTATCTGACATGCTTGGAGACTCTGTTAAGCCTGAAGTGAGAGACGTGTCGCCTTTTTGTCCGTTAGCCCAACGACCTGATTGAACAGTAAAGTCTTCAGAGTAAGGCAACAAATTAGTCCTAGCTTCCTCCACCAGCAAACCCAGCCTGTTACCTGCGCTATCCCACTCTACACGGGGGACGTTATCGGGATGCTCGAATAACGTTAGGGTGCCGTCTGATTCGTCGAAGGTGACTTCTTTGACGCTGATGTTGTCTAACCAAAAATCAGCAAAAGTGTTCCATGATTGCATTTGTATTCTGGTTGTCGTTGACGTTGCTATAAATATAAAAGTTTCAGTAGAACCTGCACCGTTATCTATAGCTGAAATACCACCTAAATCTACCAAACCGCCTGATGCTGGACCCGCATAAGTCCTAAAGCGTAAAGTACCTGTCCCGCCTTCAACTGTTCTTGTAAAGCTGTAGATGCGACCAACGGTTGTTGTAATGTCTTGGTAAACGCCTTCATATGGAGCTGTACTAAGAACTCTTAACCGCCCAGCATCATAAGATAGAGAAACGGTAGTAGCGTCAGTCTCTGTCCACCCAGAAACATCAGTATTAAAGGTACCATTTGTTACAAGCTCATCCCCATAGCTAACAGGGCGCAACGCATGGCCTTTAGATGCGCGGGTATAAGTAATTAGATCTTCGTAGTTGTTATACGTCTTCGTTCCCATTACTCACTCCAATCATTAACAACAAACGAATTAGCAAGTCCTGAAAATTCAAGACTCAGGGATGGCTCTAGCGATGGATTGGTTGCCTCTACAATACCAGCGTCACCGATGTCTTTGTCCCATACACGGAACTCTGAGATGGTTCCCATGTAGTCATAGGCTAGATTCAAGTCAGTGCTAGAGAGATCAGGGAGGGCCACAGGGGTTGTGTCAGCCGTTAGGGCTACACCGTCTATTGCGCCGTTTACAAAGGTTGAGCCGTGGCGTGATGCGATGTTGTAGGGGACAAGGATGTCAGGTGAGTAAGATCCGGGAACTGATTCAAAAGCGTTATCAGCTGTTGATCCATCATATTGCTTAAAAAGTAGAGCGCCTTTATAGCTTCCATTTGTTCTCATAAAGTTTCGGATATAAGGCTGACTTCCAGCTCCGGGCCATCCAACGAAAGTAACTTCCGAAGTAGAACTAGTATCAGCATATGTCATGCGGCCTTCCATGGCGATAGAAACAGACAGTGGGCTGATCTCGCGGACGCTGACACTGCTAATTGTAGCTACTTCTCCTGCTCCCATTGAGTCTACTCGAAAAAGCTCGCTACCGTCTGACATAAAAATATGTGTAAATGTTTCAAAACCGCTGGTTGTTACGTTTATATTGTAATTCGGAGTCAGCGATGTAGCACGAAGCAACCCTATAGTGTCTCCGCCTGTGTCTAATGTTACAGAAAACTCATAAAGTTTGCCGCTAACTAAATTTTGCGTTAAGCCGCCGTTTGCTGTGGTTAACAAAAAATCTGCGCCGTTTGATGAATCAACATAAGTAATAACCGTATTACCGCTTGCGTCTTGCGTAACCGTATTCGAACCACTTGCTGTCCAAGCGGACGGTGAAATGTCAGTCACTAACTCGTCACCAATGTACTGCGGCGTAGGCCACGGTAGGTTAGCTGATGGGATAGTGAAGGACTCAGCCTCTCTTGTCCCCTGTTGTGTAGACGTTGGAATGTAGCTTGACGGTGTGGATGCTTGTTCCAGCTGTGCGCCGTAGACGTAAATGCCTGATGTGCCATCACCTGCAAAAATAGGCACTCGTCCGTCTGTTAAGCTTTCAATAAACCCAATACCAGAATGTCCTGTTGCTGTTGCATCCGCTGGAAATGTACAAGAACATCTAAACCAGCCATTGCCTACGTCTTGAATTGTTGCAGTCGCCGCTGTTGATACGTCTCCAATCACTCCGTCTTGTAAATCAAAATTTGCGTAATCGTCAGCAGAATACGCACCGCCAATAATAATCTGAGCATAACGATAACCATTTTCTTTAAGGTAAAAAGAAAGCGTATAATCGTTGCCTGACGTTAAGGAAAAAGACTGGGAAACGTAGTGAGAGCTACCAGCCGTTGTTGGAATCAAAGAATATCCCGAAGTCTGTCCGTCGGGGCCTGCTAAAGATGCAGAAGTCGGACGCGTTACGTCATTAGCAAAACTCCACGCCGCATCGGTAGGATCGTTGCTATATAGCCAAAGATTAACCCTTTGCTCAGACTCAGCCAGTACCCCTTCGTTAACCCATGCGTCGCCATTGAAAACGTGGTGGCCTACGCGCGGGAGGAAACGTGCGGCATTAGGTTTAACAGCCGATCTAAGGACGCTTACGTTATCTATGGAGCCTATAAATCCACCACGCGCCCTCAAGCTAATTTGTCCGTTTGATGCGTGTGTTCCTCCACTTAAATAAACTGTTTTAGTACCAGTGCTTGAAATATCAAACGATATGCTTGCGCCTAAGTTTATGTGATAAACCTCTAGCACTCCTGTTCCATTAGTAGAAATAACGTCGAGCGTTACCGCATAGAAATCATTAGTTGCGCCTATGTCTTGACTTAGTGTGGGATTAGAATTTGCCACCGAATCAACACTAGCAACACCACCAGAGATCGTCCAACCAGTACCCTTAGTCCATTCAGAGTCCGTCGCAAAATCTCCATTCTGAACTAGGTTAGATCCTGTAAGACTCACCGCCGTAGGGACGTATGAGTCTCCACGCTCAGGGTTGTCTACCATGCCGCCTAAGTCAGAGCGGTAGAGGTGTGCGCCCCAGAGATATAAAGATCCACCAGAAGTAGAGCCTGCGGCGTAAGAATCTGTTAATGAGTCAATGCCGTAAATTCGATAGCTCATACCAGCATCGTTTGAATCTAGCGTCACTGTAAAAGAACAAAAATACCAATTATCTCCAACGTCAGTTATAGATTCGTTTGAGACAAGGGAGCCACTGCTTCCTAAGGTTCCGTTTTCAATATCAAAATTAGCGTAATAATTAGAATTACCAGTAGACAGCCATTGAATTAAACTTTTTGAATTTCTTTTTACATAAAACCCTACTGAATACGGGTGTTCTGAAAGAAGCGACGAAACACTTTTTGCAATGTAAGCGGCTGAGTTTGTTGTGTATGTTACTAAGTCGGCAGTTAACGTGCCATTTGGAGCGGTTGTTTGGTTGACTGTGACGGATGTTTGAGACTTAGTCCAAGCCGCATTAGAGAAATCCTCAGAGTACGTCAGCAGATTATGCGGCGCCCATTTGAGAACAGGCATCTCTCGAACGCTTACGTTGTCCCATTCAGAATAGTCGCTAGTACCTGAGTCATCCCAGAATAGCGTTAAAGTTGACGAAGTCCCTGTAGCAATAAAAGTGAATGTCTGACTGCCTTCACCAAAATACGAAGAGCTAAGAAGATCGGTGCTATTGGCGCCTGAAGTACCAACGCGCACTAAACCTCTGGAAGATCCTCCGCTTTCTTCGCGCAGATCAACGGTGACTAAATAAGTTTTGCCAGATACGGTAGTAAGTGTTTGGTGTATATATCTATCTGGGGTGAGAGAGGCTCCATACAAGCGCAAACGCCCTAAGCGAGTACGCTCTATGACTCCCGTAGCAGTCCAACCAGAAACATCACTGTCGAATCCACCATTGGTAACAAGCTCAGGCCCATAGCCGTCCGTCATAGTGGCATTGCTACTACGTGCGTGGGTTATGGCGCTAGAGAGCGATGAGTGACCAGGGTACTTGTTCCTTATGAAGTCCGCGGTGAAACCCGGAACCTTGCCGTTAACGCTGTAAATAGAACGTAATTGCTTGGGGCGCTGCACCCCGATTCCGAGTCCGATACTCATATTAAGTCACCAGTGCGTGGATGCCG